GCTCAGCCTGTCGCCGAAGGACATGGATTTCGTCGAGGCGAAGAACGCAGCCGCGCGCGAGATCGCGCTGGCGCTCGGCGTGCCGCCGATGCTGCTCGGGATCCCGGGCGACAATACGTACTCCAACTACCAGGAGGCGAGCCGCAGCTTCTGGCGTCAGACCGTGCTGCCGCTGGTGTCGCGCACGGCGAAGGCACTCTCGGCATGGCTCGCGCCGGCATTCGGGGAGGACGTGCTGGATCTGCGGCCCGATCACGATCAGGTCGAGGCGCTGGCGCCCGAGCGCGAGGCGCTGTGGGCCAGGATCGGCAAGGCGGAGTTCCTGTCGGACGACGAGAAGCGCGCGGCGGTGGGGTATGGGGCCGGGGCAGAGCCGCGGGCCCGGGGCGGAGGCGTGAAACTTATCCCCGCGTGACGGTCGCGGGTTAGAGTTCTGCTATGACGCCGAGACTGCGAGCGGCGCGCCACGCGCCGGACTTCGGCACAGGTTGGGGCAATCGCAAAAGGTGATCGGATGACGGACGCGGAGACGCGGGGCCGAGGGGCGGAGTGCGGCCTTGCGGCCGAGGCGAGCTTCACGGCGCTCGACTTGAAGTCGGTCGCTGACGACGGGCGGTTCGAGGGCTACGCGAGCCTGTTCGAGCGCGAGGACCTCGGCCGCGACGTGATCGCGGCGGGCGCCTTCCGGGACAGTCTACTGCGGCGAGGAGCGGGGGGCGTGCGCCTTCTCTTCCAGCACGATCCGGGCCAGCCGATCGGCGTCTGGGAGCATCTGGCCGAGGACGGCCGCGGGCTCTACGCCAAGGGCCGGCTGATGCCCGACGTCATGCGGGCGCGAGAGGTGCTCTGTCTCATGCGGGCCGGCGCCATCGACGGCCTCTCGATCGGGTTCAAGGCGGAGAAGGCGCAGCGGGACGCGCGAACCGGCGTGCGGCGCGTGGTGAAGGTCGATCTCTGGGAGATCTCGGTGGTGACGTTTCCGATGCTGCCCGAAGCGCGCATCAGGACGAGGAGGGCGCATCCGTTCGCGGGCGGCGTTCCGACCGAGCGAGAGTTCGCGCGCTGGCTCACGCGGGATGCTGGGCTGACGCGCGGCGAGGCACGGGCGGTGCTCCGCTCGGGTCTCAAGGGACTTCACGCCTTGCGGGATGCGGGCAGGGGAGACCCGATGGGTGGCGACGAGGCGACGCTCGCAGCGGCGATCCGCCGGGCGGCCGGCGCCATGCTCACCCGAAACATAACCCCAACCCATCAATGGTGAGAACATGATCGAGAAGCAGGATATCGAGACGAAGGCGGCGGGGCCGGTGGTGACGGCGGCGCTCGACGAGCTGATGGGCGCGTTCGAGGCCTACAAGGAGACCAACGAGCGGCGGCTGGCCGATATCGAGCGGCGAGGCTCGGCCGACGTGGTGACGCGCGACCGACTGGCGCGGATCGACAAGGCGCTGGACGAGCTTGCGGTGAAGGGCGCGCGGCTGCCGCTGTCGGCGACGGGGGCGAGCGAGCGCGGCGCGGCGCACGCCCACAAGGCGGCCTTCGAGGACTACGTGCGCAAGGGCGAGACGCTGCGCCTGCGCGGGCTCGAGGCCAAGGCGCTGTCGGTCGGCACGGACGCCGACGGCGGCTACCTGGTGCCCGACGAGACCGAGCGGACGGTCAATACGGCGCTGCGCGCCATCTCGCCGATCCGCGCCATTGCCGGCGTGAGGCAGGTTTCGGGATCGGTCTTCAAGAAGCCGTTCTCGACGACGGGCTTCGCGACGGGCTGGGTCGGCGAGACGGCGGCGCGCACGCAGACCGACACGGCAACGCTGGCCGAGCTGTCGTTCCCGACGATGGAGCTCTACGCCATGCCTGCGGCGACGCAGAGCCTCATCGACGACAGCGCCGTCGACATCGACGCGTGGCTCGCCGAGGAGGTGCGCGTGGCGTTCGCGAGCCAGGAGGGCAAGGCCTTCGTCGACGGCGACGGCACGAACAAGCCAAAGGGCTTCCTGGCCTATCCGACGGTGGCCAACGGCAGCTGGAGCTGGGGCAACATCGGCTTCATCGGAACGGGCGCTGCAGGTGCATTCCCCGCGACCGACCCCGGCGACAAGTTGATCGAGCTCATCTACGCGCTGAAGGCGGGCTATCGCGCCAACGGCACGTTCGTGATGAACCGCTCGACGCAGTCGGCGGTGCGCAAGATGAAGGACGGCGACGGCAACTACCTGTGGCAGCCTTCGGGCAAGCCGGGCGAGGCGCCGACGCTGATGGGCTACCCGGTGGCCGAGAGCGAGGACATGCCGGACCCGGCTGCGAACAGCCTGTCGCTGGCTTTCGGCGACTTCGCGCGGGGCTATCTGATCGTCGATCGCGTGGGCATCCGCGTGCTGCGCGACCCGTTCTCGGCCAAGCCCTACGTGCTGTTCTACACGACCAAGCGGGTCGGCGGCGGCGTGCAGGACTTCGATGCCATCAAGCTGTTGAAGTTCGCCTGATCGGGCGGGGAGAGCGGAGCCCCGGGGCCGAGGTCCCGGGGCCTTTTTTGCGCGCGTGCGCTGAGCCCGGAAGCAGGAGACGGACATGGCCCTCGTGATGACGAGCGGGCCCGCAACGGAGCCGGTGACGGTCGCCGAGGCGAAGGCTCATCTCAGGATCGATACGGACGCCGAGGATGTGCTGGTCGCGAGCCTGATCCTGACGTCGCGGCTGCACATCGAGGCAGGGCTCGGGCTCGCGCTCGTGCGTCAGGGCTGGCGGCTGCTGCTCGACCGCTGGCCGAAGGACGGCACGGTGGCGGTGCCGCTCCGGCCGCTCATGACGGTGGACGCGATCCGGGTTCGGGCGGCGGACGGCACGCCGCAGGCGGTGGCAGCGGACCGCTACGTGGTCGACGCGGCAAGCGAGGTGGCACGTATCGTGCCGATGGGCGCGACGTGGCCGGCGACAGGGCGCGCGGCGCACGGCATCGAGATCGATTTCACGGCAGGCTTCGGCGCTTCGGCGGGCGACGTGCCCGGACCGATCCGGCAGGCGGTGCTGCTGTTGACGGCGCACTGGTACGAGCACCGCGACCCGATCGAGATCGGCTCGGACGAAACCGTCATACCGCGCGCGGTGTCGGAACTGCTTGCGCCCTGGCGGAGGCGGCGGCTGTGAACGGGATCAGGATCGGTGAGCTGCGCCACAGGATCATGATCCAGTCCGTCGTCCGGGCGGAGGACGGCGGCGGCGGGGCGACGGAGACATGGACAACCGTCGCCGAGGTGTGGGCGGCGGTGCTGCCGGGGGGCGGCAGCGAGGGCGTTGCGGGCGATCGGCTCGAGGGGCGCGTGACGCACCGGATCGTCATGCGCGGGGGGCTGGCCGGCGGCGCGGCGCCCGGCCCGGCGGACAGAATCGTATGGGGCAGCCGGGTGTTCGAGGTCCGCGCGGTGATCGACGAGGGCGAGCGGGGCCGCTGGCTCGTGGCGCTGGTCGAGGAGCGGGGGCTGTGAGCGTCGCGGTGCGGGTGACGGTGGCTGGCATCGGGTCCGCGCAGGTCGCAGCGCGGATCGAGCGGGTGCGCGCGCGGGCCGAGGCAGGGGCGCCTGGCAGGCCGGGCTCGAGGGCAGGAGATGCGGCGGTGCGCGGCGGTGGCGAGGCCGGTCGCGTCGAGGATGGAACCGCGGCAGGCGGCAGGCGTATCCGACCGCGCGACGAGGCGGCGCGACAGCGGTAGGCGCAGCAACAGGAGTACGGCATGGCGGATGCGGGCTGGGCTTTGCAGCAGGCGGTCTATGGGGCGCTCGCGTCGGATGCGGCGCTCATCGCGCTGCTCGGCGGGCCGAAGATCTATGACGATGCACCGCACGCGGTAGCGCACCCCTATGTGACGCTCGGGCAGAGCGTCGAGCGCGACTGGAGCACGGGGACGGAAGACGGCGCCGAGCATGTGCTGACGGTGCATGTGTGGTCGCGGGCGGCCGGCCGCAGGGAGACGCGCGCCATCATGGCCGCAGCGCGCAGCGCGTTGCACGAGGCGGCGCTGTCGCCTGCCGGGACGAGGCTCGTCAGCCTGCGTCACGAGCTCAGCGAGGCGCGGCGCGAGGCCGACGGCGAGACGTGGCACGGTATCGTGCGCTTTCGCGCGCTGACGGAGCCGGCCGGCGGCTGAAAATTCAAGGGCAGGCCGGGCCGACGGCTTTGCGCCTCGCGACGTGCGCGGGCGCGGCGGGCCCGGCCCATGGGACGATGCGACGGAGCGAGCGGGAGGCGGACATGGCGGCACAGAAGGGTAAGGATCTGCTGTTGAAGGTCGACAGCAGCGGCAGCGGGGCTTTCACGACGGTTGCGGGGCTGCGCTCGCGCGCCATCGCGTTCAACGCCGAGGCGGTGGACGTCACCCACCAGGAGAGCGCGGGCCACTGGCGCGAGCTCTTGGCGGGGGCGGGCGTCAAGAGCGCACGAGTGACGGGGGCGGGCATCTTCAAGGATGCTGCGTCCGACGCGACGGTCAGGCGCTACGTGTTCGACGGCACGATCCGCGACTGGCAGATCGTGGTG